TCTCCTGCCGCATCTCATCGAACTTACTCCACAGCGCACCCAACTCCGGTGGGGCCTTGTACACCATAGTCTCTCTAACCTCGGCCCATATTGCATCGAGCCTTGAGTTGATCAGTATTCGGCGCAACGCCCGCTTACCCACGCTGTCATCTCCTTTGTATACCGTCTTTGCTTCCAACTGCTCTTTCAACAACAGCTTGGCAATCTCATCATGCGTATCCATCAACGCGCCTAACTGAGTGCCGATGTTGGTGAACACGTCGTTCGGATCAGCCTTTGCTATTTCCTGCACCCTCTGCACTTCCGCGTTGTACTGCTGCTTCTGTATCGGCGTCGGGTCTACTATCTTGTTGTACTGCTCCTTCAGGTCTTTCAGTACGTCGCTTACATCTCCCGCCGCGCCCTTGATGTCTTTGTAAAGTTTGCAACCGGCCTTTACTGCCGCGACAGCGGCGTTTGCAGCAGCGAGTAGGGTTAGCGGGTCAATTTATACCTCCGGCTCATCAGGGAAAACCACCGCAAACGGGTCTGTATTGGTCTGGGGAATATCCCGAAGCGCCTGTACGTATTGCAACAACGGAGTTAGCGTAGCGGAGTCAGCAAGACCCAAATCAATTAAGTCCCGTTGACGGTCGATCTTCCACCTGAAGGCTTCAATCTTTTTGTTCCGTTCTTCCCGCACCTTGACCCAAACAGCATCTAAGTTCAACTCCCAGCTTTCTGTCTCCGGCACATAGCGGTAGGAGTTGCCATCAAACGGGTGCATGTTTGACGTAACGTCGTAATCATCCCGGTGCATTTTGTCACCAGAATAAATGAAGCCAAGGTTTTCGTGGCTGACATACGTAGGAACATTCACTAATATCATGTTAAAACTGCCCATTGTAATAGTCGCCAACAAGCGTTGGGTTGAACGGAAGGATCACTACTCGATATAACGTGCCTGCTACCACAGTCAAACTAAATCCATCTGAGTTCATACCGTTAGATGCCGCCCACGCTATTGTGGATACAACAGGGTTTACCGTAGATAAGTTGTAATCGCCCGTTGCGCCGTAAGTAATCAGATAACCAATACATCCGTAACCAAGATACATCTTTCTAGCAAATGTCGTACTTGCCGCACGGAATACCCCAGAATCGTAAATACAGCCGGGGGGTGCAATACGGATAAAACGCCACTGCCCAATACCAGCCCGTGCCATCATTGCTTTTGCATTCCCTGTTCCTCCCCCACCGCCAAGGGAGGATGAGAACCAATCTGGGTTAGGCGAATAACCATACATCTCAACGCTATCGTCGTTCGTCTTAGCACTATCTCCGCCAAGCAACTCAAAGTCGTAGAAAGTACAAGACGGGTTAGGAACAAAGCGTAAAGATATGGTTGCCCCCGCCGCTACCGCCGCATCTCTGTTTCGACTTAATTGGATGTAATGCAAACCCGTACCAAAGTTATCCCAAGCAACACTAACTACTCTTGCGTTATCTATCGTGGCACTTGTGGCAGTCAAACCAGAGCCAGAAGCCGTATACACTTTACCAATAGCTAACGCATTTTGGATGTTTCTAACTGCTGTGTTATTTCCCGCACTGTTTTGCGTAGTGTAGTAATCATTAATCGTGGCATCTGCCGTAGCAGTAAAAGTTATCGAAGGGAAAGCGGAAGTGGCTGTATCTGCGGAGCCATTCCAACCAGCCAATTCATTTGTGAAGATAACACTAGCTGGCGCGTTGGATTTAGTGACGTTAATCGCATTACCCGGCATTTCTAAATACGACTGTGACGTAGTACCGCTGATCCTTATTAAAGTAAATGCTGTACCGTTTGCTGTAGTTGTGGCATTTACAAATCCATTGCGATCAAAAATAGCAAAAGATTTAGCACCAAAAGGTACATACCCCACATAGATGTTCGTCCCCGTCGTCGTTGGTATGCCTGTTCCTGTTATTAAAAAGTATCCGGGGTTTCTGTTGAAGCCGCTAGTTGTCCTACTCAAGGTAATAGTAGGGTCCCCGCTTACTGTGTCGCCGTTAATTGTAAAACTTTCTGCCGCGCTACCGACAACTGGGCCATCAAAATACTCGTTAAAATCACTACGAATATTTGCGCCAATCCCCCAACTTGAACCGCGTAAATACCCTCTGAAACCGTAATTATTTCTGTTGGAATAATTTACAACTGCCCCACCGTTATTCCCCGCGGCTACCCATGCGGGGTCTCCAGCATCCACGTCAATTAAAGCGGTGCCTTGTGGTATGTATGCCCCCCACACTTCTGGGACACAGGTGAGGTAGTTAAAATATCCAATAAACCCGTTTGCTGTTCCGTTTACTGTAGAACCAATATTCCACCAAGCAGTCGCGGCTCCAAACGGGTTACTTGCGGTCTTGAAGCACATCACCCCATTGCAATATAGCCTACCGGGGAATGTCGTATCTAACGGGTTCCATGTCCAAGTGAGTGTAATCCACTCATTAATGTCATTGAACTGCCAAACACGAAGAGACGTAACAATCGCAGCGGGGGCCGTTGTTGCCAACGTGACGGACAAGCGCCTATCAACACTACCTTCGTTAACGATTACTTTTATCCCGTTAGCCGCCGCTGCGCCATTAGCCACCCAAAATACGTTCTGGTTTGCGGTAGTAATGTCATCTACCCTAAATCTTGCTTGGATACTAAAACCCCGCGCTTTAGAATCCGTTGTCAACGGGAGCGCCATTGACTTTAAAGACCATACGCGCTGTAGTCTTCCAGAAGGAAACTCTATAGCCCCGCCTGACCCAGTATCAACAAACGGTATGCCTCCTACCCACGACGCTCTGTTAGCAGATAGTGCGTAAACGCGCCAAACCGTACCGCCTCGGTCTTCACCTAACTGCCATGTCCAGTAGGTAGTAGCAGTATTGTTGTTGTATACATGGACAAAAGTTCTGCTAGAAACGTCCCCTTCAGTCCAATAGTTGTAATAGAGCGTGGTGGTGCCGCCAAAAGTAAGCGTGGCTTCTTGAGCAGTGTATCCCCCGCCCGTTATCGTGCCGGAAACGGTGTTATCTGCTGACCAGTATGAAAGATGGTATCTTTCCCCGTTAATTCGTATGTACACCTCTGATGTTGCAACAACAGACACAGATTGGATTGTTGGCGTAGCTATTGTTCCTGTAATAAGGAACTGACCTGTTACTCGCGTACCCGTTGGGTTTTGGCTTGCATCCCCCGCAAAAGCAACAGCATAGTTATACGAATTACCGTCTGCAAAAGTGTCTTCTGTTGGGTCTACATAATTTAGCCCCAGCACAAGCTCAGATGTTGATCTTACGCTTCGGGCAGTCGTAGGAAAGTTGGTCTCCGCCATAGACAACAATTCACGTTGATACCAACGACCACCATTAGTTTGATCTCCTATGTAATAGAAGTTCCGGAGAAAACTATTCCTGTCGTTAGCTGGTCTTGGGAAACCTACCGGGATACCTATATAGTTTGCATCGACGTTAAGGTTGTTATTTCTGTCCCAGTAATAGTTGTCTGGGGTATCCGTGTTGTTAAACCCGCCACCCTTTTGCAAATTAAAAAGAGTACCGTTGTTGGTCGTCCCAGCGTTATTCCACGGCGAATACCCATACCCTTCACCATAGATATTCCAATACTGCGGCTTTTGCCACGTATTAAACTGTATCGTGCGTTCACGGCTATTAGCGCGGACAATCCCTATGTTAGCAACCACCAAATTCAAAGTAGGGTTTCCCGACGCACCAGTTGGATTAGACCAGCCAGCAAAACCGTTTATCCCATATGTTCCAAAACTAGCACTTACCCCTAAAGTGCGGGGTGTAAGTGAATTAAGGGTTGAGTTATATGCGACAACCCCCGAAGATTGATTTTGTAGATTGTAAAAACTATTTTTTAAGCTATTGTCAAGATCGGTAACCTCCCAAACACTACCGGTGTAGGTTGCCTGTAAGATATTGTTTGTATCTAAAGATAAACTAGCAAACGCTGGAGAAATAATAGAACCAGCAGGGGGAGAAATACTAGCGCCGTTATTAAAAATTATTGTAGGGGCAGCAATTTTGATTTGCTTTGTCATCCCACCAAAATCCAAACTGGGAACGCCAAAGCGACCAATGTAATTAGAGAATGGGCCGGGGTCTAGATTAACCTGACGACTAGTAGTAGTTGTTATGTCGAACAACGGAATCAGCATTAACGAAAGATCGTTCACCGCGCCTAACTGAAACTGCCCGATGTATTCAAACAATCCCGCAGCCCCCGGCAATACCGTAAACATACGTATGCCCGCACTGATACCGGTAACTGCTTCGTTTAGGTATAGCGTAAAAGATGGGAAGCTGTAGGTAGCAATTGGGAAGTTAGTTGCGGCGAAGGTAACCGTTTGGTCAGCAGTACCTGCTCCGCCAATTCCATTTGTATTCCACGCGGTAGCCGGTGAGCGGCGTCTAACTACACCGACAGAATCTAATGTAAAAAGCCGTAAACCATCATTACTAAATACAAAGCCGCGCAGGTTAGATTCAAAGTTATTGACACGAGTAAGCCCCGCAGTGGTAATGTCCCACGCTACTGACAGTGTGTAAGTAACAACGGTAGATGTCTGATTACAAACAAACATCTCTAAACCGTTAGGCCTAAACTGAATACTGAAACCAAGAACGGTTATCTGTCCTGCCACAGAGAAGGATGTTGGCGTACCAGCAGTAGAGATATCCCAAGCAGTGCCTAATACATATCGAATAACCCGATTGTTTAAGTCGTCTCCCACATACATATAAATACCGGTGGGGTCAAACGTAATGCCTCGCGGCTCCGTTGTTTGTGCCGAAACAGAAAAAGTTTGTACGTATGAAATAGACGTTACGTCAAACGCACGAGTCAACGAGTACTGATCAATCGCATTACTAATCTCCCCTGACGTGTACATATTGAGGCCATCAGGCGAAAACGTAAGGCCAACATTAACGTTTTCATTAGAGTTGATATTTGTAGAAACCGCCCACGAGCCAGACGAAAACACATTTGCGCTAGGGTTGGTAGATACGGTTTCGTATGCACCGTCCAAAAATGACTTGGGTACTGCTTCGATAGCTGGGTACGTAATGAATACGTCTTTACCGCCCGCCGAAAAATTTACTGGGCTGGTATTGTTATTTGATGTATCAAGAATCGTGGTACGGGCTAATGTGGTCGAGTTGGTTAGCGTACCAATACCGACTTCCCATTCATTGTTGCCTTGTCCTGCAATCGTGTAATAAGTTGTATCCCCCACCGCCATCGCAGAGATGAATGATTGAAACCCCGTTACTGCACCAGCAAGCGTGACACTACCTGTGCCTGTGGTTGTAGTGGTTTCTCTTACACGATCAGCTAATACAAGTGCCATTCAATCCTCACACAGTGTTTATTGTTTGCCAATCACCCGGCTCGTCTGTATTTTCTGTAGTCCAGCTTGGCGTGGTGTTGGTATTGATATTTTGCCAGTTATTAGCCTGTTCACTATCTACCGCCGCCCATGCAGGTGCGGTACCACTATTTATATCCTGCCAAGCCGCTTCCTGTGCATCATTGATAAGCTCCCACAAAAACCGCCCAAATGGGGTATCAATGAATCTGGCTTGCTCTTGTATGGCTGTAACAAAAATTGCGGATGAAGCTGCTGTAGCTATTAGCTGCGCTAGTTCTTGCTGTAGAGCAACAAAATCAGTTTGTACAGATTGTGCGTTATTTAACTGTACATCTTCATCGATGTCTACCGCAAAATCAACTTGCGCGGCTTGTGCTGCGCTAAAGTCTACTTCTTCACTAACTATACTTGCAAAATCTGTTTGTGCTGCTTCAGTAGAACTAAAGTCTGCTGTTTCGTCGTACTGACCAAAAGCGGTTTGTGCTCCGGATACAGTATCGTTAAACTGCGCGTCTTCATCAATATCTACCGCAAAATCTGTTTGTACAGAAACCGCCGACGCTACATTTATAGTTTCAGCAATACTGTGTAAGGTATCAGCGGTAGCGGATTCTGTGGAGCTTGTGTTTACTGTTTCACTTATTGCACTTACGGCTATTAGTATTGGCACTTGCGTAGCAATCATCTCTACGCGGTCTTCTACAATACTAATAATTACGCCTGATGTAATGTTCAGGTCGTAAGCTTCAACGGTCTCTGATATGTCTCCTGTTACTACGCCCCCAACAGCAAAATAGTCATCTAAGAAAGCTGCGGCTTCTATGACCGCTCTGTTTGCTGTTACTGTCCTATCAACTACCGCACTAAAACCGACTTCTTCTGCTAGTGACACCAGCAAATTAACAATGTCAGTTACCGTACTACTACAGTCGATTTCTTCTACTACAAACGCTCCTGCGGTTTGAAGTCCTGAAATAACTGCGTTAAGCTGTACATCTTCATCAATCTGACCGTCAAATACGGTTTGAACAACTTCTGTACTGGAAAAATTCGCGGACTCAGCAATTACAACAAATACAAACCGCGCTCCGTTTACAGCATCATTAAGTTGTATTGTTTCTGCTTGCGAGGCTAAAAATGTGCCTACACAAGATTCAATAGCAGAACAATTAACTTCTTCAGATATAGACGCAAAAAAAGTGTTCTGCGCTAATGCGGAAAAAGGCGCTTGTGAAAAAGCTGTGGTGCCGAACAACATGCGCCTTTATCCTTATTAAGCAGCAGTCAGTTGCGCCTCATCAAACCAACGCGATTGCACGACACCGTTATCATCGGTCCATGACACGAGATAAGAAAAGTTACCATCCTCGTCCATACGAAGAGCCTCAACTGGCCCTTGTGGTACCGATACCGCGAGTTTGACGGTATCCCCTTTTTTAAACATCGTAGCCATAATTGCTCCTCAATTAAACAGCGTCAGCCGAGAAGGTGTAAGTGACGTTTAGCGTATCGCCGTTTGCCACAAGTTTGTCACCGCCTGTGAAGTCGCCTTCTGAAAACAGAACGCCTGATGTGCCCGATGCTACAGTTGCCAAGAACGCGCCAGCTACAGTTGTGGTGTTGTTAATACTAAAAACAGCGGGACTTGCCGAGTTATCAATAACAGATGGATCGGCTGTAGTAGCGGTACCAAACGTGACAGCTTTACGGTTACCAGAGTAGTTAGTGTCTTCAGTCCACCCAACATGTGAAACCAAAGTATCTCCAGCAACATAAGAAGTTCCGGAACCGGGGCCAGTAATTAGGCCAAGATACCAAGCAGCGGTGTAGCCAGAAGCTTTGAAGTATTTACTATTCAGGTCTTGTAGACCCTCGTTAACCACGAGGTTGTGGAATGTATCTTCCCACTTCTTCACTCCGTCAGGGCCGAAGCACTCGACCTTAAATACACCACCTAGTTTTACGCGACCATCGCTAGTCGTGAGTGCGCCCACGCCAGCCTGAACAGTCTCACCCATTGTCGATTTTGCGATAGGCATGATCACTCCTTAAGGAAAACGAATTAGAGCCGTCGTTGCCGTATTCGCTGGCATAGTGACGGTGTTGTTGGTTGAAGTAAAAGTTTTGTCTGAACCAAAGTCCAAGACTGCGACCGACTTATTGCTTCTAGTGGTGTTGTAGATCAACGCGCCACGAGCTGTAAAGTTAGCACCGGGCCACGACACATCGTTAAAGTCTACGTACACCGTACCAGCGTTGGGGCCGGTAGTCTCAGTGCTAATAGTTGCACCGGTCATAGTCACGCCACCTGCTGTGTATCCATTACCCGTAGCTACTTCATTGTCCGTGGTATACACCGTGGTCAGCTGACCAATATCTGAGAACGCTGTGTACAGCGCCATTTTTAGCGTGTCCGTAGCAAGGTTTTGCCCCATCTGAAGCATCTCTTGCTTGAAGCTATTTGTCAGTCCCTGTTGGATCACGGATTCACCTTAATCTTAGCCTGACCATCACGGTATGCGTCACCACGCTCAAGACCTGTACCCAGACGGTTGAGTTGCATCAGAGCATCTTGATACTTTTTCTCGTAATAGGACATCATGTCCTGCTCACCCTTCATGAAGGTGTAAGCCTCGACTAACGAGCCGTACAACATAACAGGGTCGTAGTTATCACCAAGCCATGTACGCCCGTTAGTATTGCCAATACTAGCTACTGGAATACTAAACCCTGAACCGTTAAGAATAGTCGTAGAAGCTACAGACAGTGTATCGCCCACCACATAGTAGGACCCGCCATTAGTTAACGTCACAGAAGTTACTGCGCCACCTGACACCACAACAGTCGCCGTAGCCCCACTACCAGTACCACCTGTAAGATTTACATTGTAGTAAGTACCGTTCGTATAATTCGCGCCCGGCGTAATTGCGCCAAGCGACAAGATCGGGCTCTGAATGATTGATTCTGGGTAGTAGTAATAGTGCAGCTCTACGTTATAGATGGCGTTCGGTGTAGGCGCTAAGATAAAACTTAGTTCATCAGTAATCACATTAGATGACACTGTTGGCCCAAACAACGCATAGTACTTAGGCAATCCAGTTGTGTTGGGATTAGGATAAGCTGCGCGTAAGAAGTTAACGTCTTTGTTTAGCAAGTACTCGTAATTACCGTCACCATCAATAACTGCCACAGAAAACACAGACAAAAAGTCAATCGGGCAAGACAGATACTTGTTACCGTTAGTTGTCACACCTGTTACGTTTTTACGGAGCGCAGGAATCTGCACCGTGTTGTATACACGAGTTTCCGTTTGCGTTACAAACGTAGGGATGTTTGCTACGAAATCGCTTTCGTAGTTCTGGGTGTACGCCTGAATTTCAGCAACAAGCTCTGTATAGGTCATGCCATTGGGCCCCGTGCCATTGTGCCTTTAGTAGCTGCGCCAGTACCACGGATTTTGATACCAGTGGTCTTTGGCTCTTTGTAGTTACCCTTAGTAACTACGCCAGCACCAATATTCATTTCGTTCATGCTGTCTTTGCCAGAATAAGACTTAAGCACCGATGGGGGCGCAGACTTGATCTTTTCCATTATTTACTCCTTGAAGAGCCACGCTGGTTCATAACCCGAGCCATGTTGCGTCCATACTTGCGCATAGCTTCGCCAGTCACGCCGCCTTTAGCCATGCCCTTGTGCATCCGCTTCTCGTGCGCCTTGACTTCCGCCTTGGCTACCTTCTTCATGCTATCCATAGCAACTCCTATGTGATTGTTACGTTTGCTACCACACTAATAGGAGCCAAAGCGTTTGGCGTTAGCCCCACATCGTTACTTCTTGATCCGCCAACCGGTGCCCAACCCCACTGAAATACTCGACTACCGCCTGATGGATCACCAAAATCTGTATTCAACGTCAACTGCAACCCAGTGTAACCCGCTTGCCTATAGCTATTATCTGGTCTTGGCTCCCTTACTGCTTGTGGGTCTTGTACCGGATACATACCTAACTGCAACTGCGGGTGATCCTCTTCCCAACAGGTCTTGCAAACCTTGACCGTAACCTGCTTGGTCTTAATCGTCAGCTTCTTTAGTTCCTTCAGCTTGTAACGAAACCCGCAGCGGTCACATTCTGCAATCGAGTTCTTGGCTGAACTAAACCTATTACCCATTAGAAAAACATCTCCCGTGGTACCAGACGATCCGCTGCCTTCTCGCGGTCTTCGCCCGCCGCCAAGTCCCAAGCCTCGTCATACATGGCTTTCAACGCCTGAATTCGCATCGGGTCAACTTCTGGTTTCTTGACTGCCAACATGTATGCAAGCCCCGCCACCAAGCAGTTCTGGAAGCGAAACGGAATATCAATCACATTAGTGCCGGTACCAGCGTCGTAAACGCGTTTTAGCCGCCAGTAATAGAAGACGTAGTACGGATTCAAAGTCGTACCCTGATCCGGTGCAGGCCAGACGTTAATCTGTGGATACTTAGGTGTCGCACCTTCAGACCCAACTTTTTGCCCCGACTGGCGGTTAATCCACACCTGAATCGGACGGCCTTGTGCCAACTTGTTCGGGATCGTCGAGTAAGTCGAGACGCTAATCCGTGTGATGTTCAGGTCGGTTTGGTTAGGGCCTTGTCCGGAATCAGTGCGAATAACATGTTCAATAAGATCAACGGTATCCAAAGGTAGATCATAGGTAGTCACTCCTTGCGCCAAGTTGATCGAGCCCTGCTCAATCGTCCACAAGTTAATCCCACGGTTGGCCCACTCGCCAATCAGGAAGTTCAGGCTTCTGCGTGCGGTACGAAAGTCATACCCGGTACGCAACTCTAGCCCGCAACGCTCAAACGCCTCTTCAAATATGTCGTTGAGGTCAGGATTAAACGCTGTTGTGTTGGTTGAGAAAGCCATTTTAAGCCCTCGTTTTACCGCGTATCGCTATGCCATCAGCACGTTGTGAAGCTGTGCGTACCCGCCCACCTTTTTTCATATCGACTTTGTTAAGGGCTCTCATCCTCGCCTCGTGCTTACGTTTTGCTTCTTCAGCATCATTTTCGGCGGCTTTATCAGGGTTAGTAGTCTGCCCGTAGCTACCCTCTCCGGTAGCCGCGCCGTAGTTAGGCCATATAGACCCTACTATATCTTTAGTCTTCATTATCTAAACCTCGCGGTCTTCTGGGCTATGCGTTTTGGTTGCGCGACGAACTGCTTGCCAGCTTTCTTTCCTGCCCGCTTCGCCTTGGTCGTTGCTGCATACTCTGACGGGCTGAGTGACTTGATCGCGTTCTCTGGCAGGTACCTTTCGCCAGTCTTCGACGATGGCTTGCCACTCTTTGTGCGCCATTTCTGCTCCGTCCACGACTTCAAGCTTTGCTGTGGGGCTTTCATCCTTTATAGCCCCCGCCCTTTTCCTTGTACTTCTTAGCCAGCAATTGAGCTTTGCGGGCTGACCACTGACCTGCTGCGGTGCCCTGCGTAGCCTGAGACTTGATGCTCTCAAACAGCGACTTCCGCATCCCCGGCTTAGTGTAGTTGCCAGCCTCATTCACGCGAGACTTCGTAGCCCCGCCGTCCTTGTAGACTTTGACAGGCTCATTCCCATCGCGCTTCTTGATGGTTTTGATCTTAGCTGGGCTAATTGCACCCATCCCGCGTGAGAGCATCATGGTTGGCCCCTTAGCAGTACTTGCCACCTGCTTTACCGCCACCCTTCATCGTCACTTGCTTAGCCTTAGTTTTGCCTCTAACAGCAACACCATCAGCAGCTTTGTGACCAGCAGCCAGACCGCCGGAAGCCATTTTCTTAACCTTACCACCGTAATTCATACCTTTCATCTCGCCCATCTCGTGTTTGATCATGGACTTAGGAGCGCCCTTCTTTTTCATGAAGC